GAGTCACAAAATACCGCACGAATACTCATTTGTCGAGTATCAGATTCATCAGTGGGGTAGGTTTTGTCAAGAACTTTTTCGGTGATGAGGTCCCAATCCTCGGGGTATGCACCAGGGTTCACCCAAAATCGTTCGTCGTCCTGGTCGTACCGGTCGGACTTGCGAATGTCGAATCGGTCCACGATCACCAGGTCAAAACCGTTGGGTGCAGGTACAACCCCGTGCACCTGAACCACGAACCGATTCTTCTGCACGTCGATACCGGCCATCAGGAAACGCACCTTCGGCGGAACCACTCGCTCACCGATGTCCTTGGCACGGGCCATGATGTCTTCCGGTGCCCTTGCCTCGGCCACATGGGGTGGCGTGTACGGTAACCCCTGGTCGGTATTCACGGTGGTTTTCAGTGGCCGGTCACTACCGGTTGACTCGTACTCCTGCATGGCCAACAGGTAGTTGATCACCAGAGTCTTCCACTGCCCGAACGCGGTGTTCGGACCCATCACCCAGTACGAGGCAATGTCCGACCGTCGTGGTTTTCCGTGCCGGTTCCCATCCCTGTCGATCTTCTCACCATCGCGCAGCCACACACCGGCATTGTCGATGTCTTCCCGCATGCCCTGGGTGATGATCGCACCGTTCCGGTCGAAGCAGTGTGGGCAGGCCATGAACACACCCTCGGCCGATTCCATAGGGTCGGAACTTTCCGGCCACCGGAGTGTGCTGAAGTGTGGTTCAAACCATTCCGAGCAGTGCGGACACTGCCAGTACCGCCGGCGCCGGTCGCCCCGGTTGTAGATACCCAGGATGCCTTCGGTCGGCGGAGCCTCATGAGGTGAATCCGGGCGCCACCTGGGGTTAATCACGTCGAACGACGGGGAACTCTCCACGTAGGTCATCCCCAAACGCTTGTACGAGTTGGTCCGCCGGCGAGCCAGGTCAAACGGGGAACCTTCACCACCAATGTCCTGGGGCATCCGGTCATAGTCGGTCAGGGCCACCCTGCGAAGCGACTTACCGGCCAACGCATTCTCGGTGGGCCAGTTGATCATCAGGTAGGTACCGGACTTGAACGCCTTGTCGAACGTGTTGTCCGCCGTGCGCCGGCTGATCAAGTGCTGCCTCAGTTCCGGGGAGTGCCGCAGGAGCCGGTCAATCTTCAACTTCGAGAATGCCTGGGCTTCCGAGCGGGATTTCTCCACCACCATCATGTCGCTCGGGTCGCATTTTATGTTGTAACTCAACCAGTTACTGATCAGTTCAGTTTTAGCTGACTGGGCAGGAGCCACCACGCAGACGGCGGAATGCTCCCGTGATTCGAGCATTTCCATGGGTTCCCGGAGATACGGCACCGTGGTGTTGCTCCATGGGCCGACATAAGCAGGCGGGTTGTAAACCCGGCGATACTTCGCGGCCGCATCGGGCACGGAAATCCGTTCCGGGGGCAGCAGGACTTCCGACAAGTCGTTAATGATTTCCTGCAGGGTCTGGTACCGCTTGAGCTCCAGGTCGTTGCTGAAACTCGCCATCACAGCAACCCTAGTGATTTGAGGTCTTCGTCGTCGCTCTCATCGTGGGTCTCGGTGAATGGGTCACTGGCAAAGTCGTGTTCACCCACGGGGTCCAGTTCCAGAGTGAGCAGCTTGTCACGCATTTCCACCAGCAGAGCATCCCCGAAGTGTTTGGCCTTGTCGATCTGCTTGGGCGGCAGGCCGGACTCATGCTCCAGGGCGTCGATGAAAACCGTCGTGGACTCCCGGATTTGCTTGAACACCATGGCGAACACTTCAACGATCCGTTCGGTACGCCACAGATCGCCGGTGTTCTCCAAGTATTTAATCCGCTTGAGTTGCGAGTCCCAGTAATCTTTCTCGTTGCCGGCGTGTTTGAGTTGCTGGGCTTTGGTCAGCTTGTCCTCGGACATGTACCCGACCACCAGGAGCTCGGCCACCTCGGAGATTTTATACACCGGGAATGAGTTTCGCTTACCGCAGGGTTGAACGTCCTTGAGTCGGTTCGCCACCGTGCGACGGTCGAGGTCGAACAGTTGGGCCAACTGGTTCACGCTGGCCCCTCGGACCAGTTCAGCGAATTCGGAAGCCTTGGTTCCCATGGATTCGTGCACACCTGCGGCAGCGGTTGAAATTGGCACCGGGCTTTGCACCCGGTTCGGTACGTGATTCGGTGAACTATGGCGAACACCGAGGTTCCGTACAGACCCCACCGGTGGGTTGGCTCCTAACTACGACCGCTCCACCGGTTCGCCTTCTCATAACCCCGACACCGAGGATGATACACCCGTCCCGTGGATAGTCAACTTATCGTTGTAACCAGTCCAAAACCCTGCCGGTTCCCATGGGTGATCGGACCTCAACGAATGGTTGAATTAAACTTACCTGTTCCTCTGTCCCGTGTGTCCCCAAAAATACACCTACTTACCCCACACGTCACACAACCACACACCGTGGAGTATTCTCCGGCAGCCCTCTCTCTACTATTACTATTATATTATTAATATATACTATATAAGGACAAAGGGACAAAAGAGTAGTTAATGACCATAAATCAATAACTTACGGTGTCCCGATTCAACTTTTCTATGGTGGACGTGTCCCAACTACTCAGGGACACCAAACTTAAAGTCAACCAACGGTTGAACTAAACTTAAAGTTAAAGTCAACCAATGGTTGAATTATAGTTTTGTCCTTTGTAGCGGGACAGTGTGGTGTCATGGTTTGAGGACAGATTTCAGACAAAAGAAAACCGCCCGAAGGCGGTCATGGGACACTAGTTTAAAGGGCATTCTGGTGGGTCAGAGGTCATCGTCATCGGTGAAATCCAACAGTTCCTCCTTGTCAATCTTCACCCCAATATAGGCTTTGTGGCGACCTTCATCCTTCAACATCCGGCCCACTCTCAAATCAACCTGATCACCCAGGCGTCGGCTGAACCACTTCTTGTCAGCGGGCTTACGATCCATTTCGTGGCAGAACTGACAGTAGGCGTCATAGACATCCCGGATGGCCACTCGGTCTTCGTCCTTCCTTGTGTGGATCAGGAACTTCTTGTTGAAATAAGCCTCCGGGTTCTGGAGCATCATGGTTTCTTCACGCTTCGGCTGACTGACCCTGGGTTCCACGAAGTGTCCAGTTCTCCCGAGGTCCATCAGACCCTCCAATGCCCAGTTGAAGATGCCAGGCAGTTCCTCCTTCAGTTTACGCCCCAGATTCGGGTCTTCCTTGCCGGCGAACGATTTATTGAAGGGTAGGATCAGGTACCGGTTGGCCAGCGCGTCCATGCCATCCGCGAACCGGGGTTGCTCGTTGGACAGGATGATCAACCTGGCTGATAACTGCATGGTGATCTCGTCCTTTCCTTTCGGATTCACTGCCACGAAGTCATTGCCTGAAATGTTCAACAGCATTTCCTTCGCACGTCCGATCCGGTCACGCAACCCGTGGTGTGCATCCCCGATCACAGCGACCTTGGCGTAACGCAGTGAAGCCAGGCCATGATCCCCCGCCAAACTGGAAAGAGACGTTGCCGCAAAGGCGTCTCGACCAACTAAAGCCGGGATGATGTTGTTGGCAATGGTGCCTTTACCTGAACGTGACTTACCCACCATGTTCAGGATTTTCTGGTGGCGGTAGTCGTCCACCAGAATGTACCCCAAAAACTGCTGTAGAGCCCTAATCCATTCAGCGTCTGCATCGGATGCCTGGTCCAGGAATGCCAACCACTGAGGGCACTTGGCATTCGGGTCAAACTCGAAGTCAAGAATCGAGGTGGACCGATACCGGCGGTCGTGGGGAAGCAAGGTGGTGTCCACCAGACCCATATCCCACCCTTCCAGATTCACGCAGCCGTTCTTGAATGAGAGGATTGTAGGGTTGGGCTTGAACTCATCCTGTGTGCTGAACCGCCGCACCGTGGTGATGGTGTTGTTGATGGTGGCCATGGGGAAACCCCGGCCCCGCAGCGACTTCTGGATGTCCCGCTCCACCTGGTCATCCCCATACAGTTGCCAATACTTCCCGTTCCAGCGGAAATACTGCTTCATGGCACGGGCCAGTGGACTGATGTGTTTCAGGAACAGTATGGCGTTACGTTCATGGTCGCCCTTCTCGAACTGAAGGTCTTTGGCCTGTTTGGGTTGATCGGTAATGTTGTCCGGTTCATCGGGTTCCGGGGCCGGCTTCGAGGTGTCAAGAGAACCTTGTTCACTGAATTCCTCGTCAAACTCATCGAACAGTTGTTGTTGTTCTTCACGCTTGGCAACCACTTTAGCCAAGGTGTACTTCCACACCCAGGACCGGGCTGACTGTTGATCACCACTCCGGCGCTCCAGTGCTGCCGTAGCAAGGAAGTGGTTGGCGTCGGAGAGACAGGTCAGGATCGACTCCTTGTTCACCCCAACACCATCCATTTCCCTACAGACGAAGAACAGCGCCAACGACCGATCCGGCGACCCGGTGTTGTCGGTGAAGTCTTCCATCCCTTCACCATTAGCCACCAGGTTTTTCACGTAGTCGGAAACCGGCATGTTATCGAGCGGGACAATCGGCTGTTCACCGTCCCAATCGAGCTCCACCCCGGTGTAATCCTGATAACTGGCCTGACCGAACCACTCGTCGTACAGCAGGTGCACCGCCTCCGGGTTCTCCACCACCTGATCGTAGCCACCCACGGTCTCCGCTGTGATCGTGAAGAAGCGACCCTCCTGGTACATTTCCCGGCCGGCCTTGTTGTCGCAGTGGCCGGAACCCGGCAGGCGACCCTTACAAATAATGTGTAGGCCGTTGCCCGATGGGGATCGCTCGGTGAAGGACTTGACGGTGTTGACGGCGGTTTCGGCGTCCGCCCGGAGCGAACCGTCTTCATTGAAGCAGTTGTCCAGGTCGATACCAACGAACGGGTCGTCCGCAGTGAAGACGAAACCCAGGCCCTGATAATCCCCTTCCATCATCGCCAGGCAGGCGTCGTCGAACGAACCCCAGTGGCTGCGACGCTGAGTGCTGGCTTTCTTACCGGTTTTCGGGTCATACGGGACCTTGGTCACCTTCTCGGTGCCGTCCCGCTTCACTATTTTTACCGCCTTCCACACCAACCACTGATTTTCAGAGGCAAGCGCGTCCGGCACCCGGTCCAGCCGGGGTTCAATGAGATCGCCCATTCCGGTTCCTTATTGTTCTGTCATGCGCTCTTTTACGGAATCAACACGGGTGGCCACTTTGGGACACAGGTCTCGCCAGGTGAACTCACCTTCCAGGAGCAATTCCATTTTCAAGGCACACGGCAGACCCATTTCACCCTCCTGCATGGTGCGATAGGCGTAGGCGTTGGAAACATCGAGGATGCCGCAGACAATGGCGAACGAGTCGAACTTTTCGACGGCAGAATCAAAGGCTCTTTCAACGGTGTTGCGGGACATCAGGTTTTCCTCTCTTTCAAATAAGTGGCTTCGGGTTGTTGACATCATACAACGAAACACTTAATTTACAACCATCGGTTGTTACCGATTTGCTCTCAACTAACAGATAGAGGATCAATTATGAGTCTTGAACAGAAGGTCGAGGAACTGACCCAGGCGATGAAATCCCTCCCGGCAG